TGGTTGTGGCGGTGTTCGCCGATACGGTTGCCTTGTCAGCGTTTCCCGCTGCCGTATTTGCTTTCGTAGCGGCACTGTTGGCAGAGGAAGCCGCACTGTTGGCTGAACCAGCCGCATTGTTCGCTTTTGTAGCAGCCTCCAAAGCCTTTTGGGCTGCGGAAACAGCATTCTCATAAGCAGTCTGAATATACTCCAAACTGACTTTTACACTTGTCTGTACACCGTTTATCAGCTTTACGCCGATTGTGTATAACCCTTTCAGATTATCCGCAAGGGTCAACTCGCTGATTTTTTTCTTTTTAATTGGCATAATCGTTCAAATCTATATAATACTCGCCATCCTCAGTAATAACCAGTTCACCCGCTTCTGTGGCAAGAAGGTACTCGACACCGTTTACCCGGAATGAAGTGAATGTAAGAGTAAGGCCAAACTCAAGCCACACTCTTCCGTCTGATAATAGCTGAAATCGGGATGTGGATAAACCGTTATAATAACATGGATATTCTTCTACAAACTCCCCGAAATAGAAATACCGTTCCGCATCTTCATACTCATATCCTTCATCATCAGTCTTTTTTGTTCGTTTTATTAAGTCATACACCAATGCGTTAAGATTGCGCCACATATTTTCCACATTCCGGCAACGCATCCAGCATTTGAGTGTAACATCCTTTTTCGAGAACACAACTTCTTGACCGTCATAAGTAACTCCGGACTGGCTGGGAATGTCAATCAGAAGGTTTTTCTTTACAGAAGGCATCTTGATTATTTCCGTATTGGAACCGTCCAATATGAAAACCCCGTAATCGGATAGTGGTTTCCCATCAATCTCATAGCCTTCTTGAGCAGGTATTCCACCGTCAAATATCGGCTCTGCATAAGTATATCCTTCCATCGGGAAATCATCGGAGAAGGACAAGGAAAACGTTTCGATATTCCGGTATATTTTTTTACCGGGATTGGAAACCAAACGCAGGCGGCGTACACACCCTGCCTCGACAAAATTGTACTCATGAAAGGCACCGTCAGAAATCAGAGAAATAAAGTCCGCTGTCTTAAAGTAATCACAGCAATAAAACGTTATACTGAACTCCATAGCATTCAAGACCGGGGAGGATAGGTCAACTTCCACACCGTCATATTCGGGCCATACATTTTCATCAAGCTCTTTAAAACCGGGAAAGGAGATAAGCCCGTTATAGCCGTTGTTTGCGACAAACAAGCCATAAACCGAATATGCATCCTTTCCGTCTATGTAGAATTTCCCTTTCATGGCATCACTTCTTTAAATTCACACCTCTTGTATTGATTGTACCTAATTCCCGCTTTATGGAATCATTCTGTTCGATAACCTTTTCGGTCTTGTCGCACAAGTCCTTTGTATTTCTGTCAATGTTTGTCAGCTTTTCAAGAGCCTGCGAACTTACCGTAACAAGAACTTTCACATTCTCATTTATGGAATATGTATGCCCCTGCATCGCGGTTAACCGTCCGTTCGTTTCATTAACGCTGTCTTGGCTTGCTGTAATCCCGCTTTTAGAACTTGCCTTCCGTTCTTCTTCATCCGGCTGGAAAATATCAAAGCCTTTATCTGCCGCCATATTCTGATATTTCTTCAGAAGCTCATTATACATTCCTTGTTGGGAAAGGACATCATTTGTCAGCCCATCAAGAATTGATACATAGTTGTTGAATTTCTGTTCATCGGTCAGATTTTCATTCTGCATTACATCAAGCATACGCTCCTGGGCCTTTTCAATGTATGGTGCAATCGTTACAGTATAAATCATTTCTTTGGCAAGCTTCTCAAGCATGGATGAAACGCTTTTGTAGAAGGCTTCTCCAGCATCGGTCCCGTTACGGAAAGCGTCAACAAGGGCATCGCTCATTGTATTGCCAAGCTCACCGAAAATATCTGTCAAGTAATCCTTTACAACCTGCAACGCATCCTCAGCCTGCTGGCTTAAATCAATCAAGTTTTGCAATGCCGCTTTATCTTCGTCCGACATTGTTCGTGTGGATATGATTGTTTCAGCAAGGGAGGCATTGAACTTTCCGTTTTGCTCTATGAGTTCCGGATAAACATCAAGTATTGATGAATAAATGTCTTTTCCTTTGCCCCATCCAAACAACCCGGTTTTCTTGTGTCCCGTCTTTATTTCAATGTCGGCAAGTCCGGCATAAGCCTTCTTTAATTCCGCTTTGGCATCCTTAATGCCAAAGACCTTTTGAATGAAGCTTGTTTTACCTTGCTCTTTTTTCTGCTCGTAAGTTCCGGAAAGTTCTTTATTCAGTTCTTCTGTTGCTTCTTTCAGAACCTTAACCGCATTGGCAGCTTTCCCGTATTCGTCGGTCCCCAAAACCGTTGTAGCCTTCTCATATTCCAGGTTCTGTTGCATGAGAAGCAGGTTATATGAACGCTGCTGGGAAATAGCTTCATTCATGATTTCCTTCAATGCAGCCTTGTGGCGTGCATTGGCTGAGAAGGCCTTGCCAATCCAATTTACCGCTTCACCCACTGCGGCACCAATACCTCCCACTATGCCACCTTTGGCAAACCCTTGTCCGATATTGGAAATGGAGGACATTACCCCCTGCACTGTGTCCATCGCTTCCGACATGGAGGAATTTCCCATAGCGTCGAACATGTCGGAAAGATTTCCGGCAAGGTTGCCTACCATTCCGGCTGATTCAGCCGCAGCCTCGCCAATTTTGGCAAGTTTCGCTTCTGTTGATTTGTTTCCACTTCCTTCACCGGATTTAAACAACTCCTTTACACCTTTAATCAGAGCATCGAACGGGTTCTTTTTAACTCCTGCGGAATACAGTTCTTCAACGGCTTTCTGTATGGCCTTTATATCCTTAGGAGAAGCTTTCAGAGCCTTTAACTGTTCAGCCGTGAAGCCAAATTTTGGGGTTATGTCCTCGGCTTTAGTCTTGGATAAATAAGACAACAACTGTTCTGCAGAAGAAACTATTTTGTTTATTTCTGATACGGATTTATTGGATGCATCTTCGAATAATTTAATGAGTAAATCCGATGTTTTCTGCATTGATGCAATCTCTTCGTCATTGACGCTTTTAATCGCATCCTTACGTTTGGTTTCAAGTTCCGTAAGTGCTGTTTCTTTCATATCTTGTGGAATGTCTGTACCATCAGACCTTTTCCCGTTCTCAATGGCCTTACGTTCCGCATCATATTGTTTGTTTATTTCGGTACGGCGTTGCTCATAGCTTTTGTATTTGTCAAACAACTCTTTCAAGAGCTTGTCATTTGCTGTTTTTTGATAATCATTGGCAACATCAACATACTCTTTCAACTGCTTCTGCTGGGCAACGGACAAATCTGCGACAGTGGATTTCGGAGTGAATACAAGTCCCTTATCCTTATAATCCGGATTTCTGCTTATCCATTCTTCGCGCTCCTGCTCCTGCATTTCCTTAACCCATTGCTCCTCACGAAGTCTGTTCGCTTCAATCAGTCTGTCGTAGGTGAGGTCTATTTGTGCCTTTTCCTTCTCGTAACCTTCCTTCATTGCGTCAATCCTGGACTGACGAATATCAAATTCAGACTGTTTCTCTTGGTTTATGCGCTCCTTCTTGTATTCTTCAATCTTCTGCAAGCGTTCAGCCTGCTCCACCTTCATATGATTGGCCTCTTTCTGCTTTCTTGCAGCATCATTCTCCGTTTTGGAAAGCTTGGAACCGGTAGCACCGCCCAGGTCCTTGTATGCCTTTTCAGTTGTTTCTACATTCTTCTTGGCGGTTTCATACTGTTCTTTACTGAATTTTTCCTTGTCCTTCTCAATGGCGGCAAGTTCTTTTTTGGCAGTTTCCCATTTTTCCTTTGCTACTTTGAATGCTTCGGCATAAGTTGTGACCTTCTCCGGATTGAGTTTCTTGTTTCGTGCCGATACGACAGACTCAATAAGGGAACGTATGGTTTTAACATCATATATGGCTTCATCCGAAAGGGTCCCTTCAACATCAATGGGCAGTTTCATCTTCACTTTGGCATCATCTCCCAAAGAACCAATCTTTTTGTTCAGAACATCAATATAGTGCTGTAATTCGTCTGCATTTACATTCTTCAAACCGGATAGGAACTGTTCGGAAATATTTTCTCCGCGTTTCTGCAACATGGCATCGCGGGTGGCACGAAGTTCCTTCAATTTGTTCATATATCCCCCGTTGGCACCGGAATTAGCCTTTACAAGTGCCTCATATTTCGCTATCTCTTTTTCTATGAGAACAAAATCTGTTTTTTCCTTTACTCTTGCCCGCAGGTTATCTTCTTCATTTATCTGTTGTTTGAGTTTCAGAATATCTGCCAACTTGATGGATTCAATATCATATTGGGCAAAAATCTTAGGATATTCTTTTCTCAAAGCCGCCAAGCTCTGGCCGCGCTGGGTGTCGGACAATGCCGCATCACGTGCACTGTTTATCAGACGGTCTATTTCTTGTCTGCGTTTTTCTTCCGCTTCTGCCGCCTCTTTCTGTCTTTCATTGAAACGTGCCTGCGCCTTTTCCGCAGAGGTCGTAGAATCATGGAATGCCCATGCAGCCGTAACAACTGCCCCCAAAGCAACGGCTGCGAGCACATAAGGATTGGCAAGCATTGTGGCATTAAGAAGTTTTTGAGCCTTCTCCGCAAGAAGAAGTGCTCTATAATTCAATGTTTGGGCTATAGTGTATCCTTTCTCCGCTTCGGTGGCAAGAATAACAGCAACCTTATACATGCCATAAGTCGCAATCATGCTGGCAAGAATGGTACCAAGTTTCTCGTAGTTCTTGACGGCAGTAGTTGCAAGTGAAATACCTTCGGTAATGATACCTTGTCCCTTTTCTCCCATGTCATTGAGAGCGTCTTGTATGGCTCCTTCCAAATTGGAGATGCTGCCCTTTATGCCCTTGCTCTGCTTCTCCAACATACCGTTTAATTTTCCACCTTTTGCGGTTGCATCCTCAAAAGCCTTGGCAACCATATCAGCGGAAATAGCTCCCTTTGACATTTCGTCTTTGAGAGTTTCCATTGATTTCCCGGTTGTTTCAGACATGGTTTTAAGCGGATTAAATCCGGCATTTACCATTTGCAGAAGGTCCTGGCCCATAAGCTTTCCAGCAGCGGACATTTGAGCGAAAGCAAGAGCAAGAGAATTGAAACGTTCCGCATTTCCCATAGAAATGTCACCAATATGTTTCAAAGTCGGCATCACTTTATCAAGACTGACACCAAATCCAAGGAGTAACTGCGCCCCTTTGCTCAAATCGTTTAAAAGTAACGGAGTTTCAACGGCAAACTTTTTCAGTTCAGAGAAAAAAGCAATAGCCTTATCCTTATTGCCGATAAGGGTTTCAAAGGATATTTGGAAACTTTCTATCTCACCGCGTGCGTCAATAATCGCCTTACCGAAGTCCTTAATCATTCCGGCTGTGAAATATCCGGCAATTCCGGCTCCGATTGTGCGGAAAGTCTTGTCAATCCTCTCACCTTCGGACACGGCTTTATTGCCAATGGACTGAAAGGCGTTTTCTGCCCGTCTTGCGTCCCGGAGCATTTGATTAATATCAAGCCCAAGGCTATAACTTTCTTTTCCGTTGTCAGTGTTCATTTTACCTCTTCCTCGTCTGCTAAATCTTTGAAATTATCCGGATTATTGGCATCAATACTATCGTCCCATTCATCCGTTTCTCCATCACTGTTGTAAGTTGGCAGGGAATAGCCGTACATTATCAGATTTTCATAACTCAATTCATTCAGAATGTAATCCGGGGATATTCCAAGATTCTTTGACATTCCGATAATTACGGCCCAAATACTGTCATTTAATTCGCTTTTTCCTTTGTTTTTCGCAGTATGTTCGCTTCGTTTAGGGAAATTATAATTCTGAAAAAAAAAGCGATATGCTGCATTTCAAGAGTGCTTGTAATAAGGGACAGCAATTCCTCATTCGTACATTCCTCAAGAAGCTCTTTCGCAAGCCGGGAACGGTTATCCACTTCCACTGTTTCAACCTTCTTGTATAGCCCGAAGAAACGTTTGGTAACAACTTCTTTTGTGGTGATGATATTCTTTTTGCCAAGTATTAGAGTGGCCGCGATATGACCGATGGCTTCGCAGTCCTTTGCATAGGCCAGTACATACGTCAATACCTCATGCTTTCCTTCAATGAAAGGTGCCAAGGGCAATGTGGCGATATACTTTGAAACTTCAATGATAGTGGCGGCAGAAGGACGGGAAACAGTATAAGCCTTGCCATTCAAGTTAACCTTTAAAGGTTCCTGCAGGACAGTATCTGCAACATACTTTTCAACTGTATCATTCATAATATACGTTTTTAATTAGTGGGCTTCCGGGAATCGAACCCGGCTTTCACCTTAACGCGGCGCGTCCTATCCGATGAACGAAAGCCCTGCCTTTATGCTCCGGCTTGAACTACTGGAACAATTGTTTCCTTTCCATCTGCGGAAATAGTAATCTCTGCGGTGCGTTCATCACCACTGTTGGCGGTGACTTTGGCTGTAACCGTCTTGGATGAAACTGAAACTGTACACCAACTTGCGGATGATTTTGCAGTGACGGTTCCCGTCGCTGTGGCGGTAATGGTTTTGCCGGTTGAATCAACCGCATTTGTAAAGTTCAAAGAAGTAGGAGCGACTGTCAGCTTATTTTTTTTTTTGAATCTTGAATACCAAACGTCAGTTGCGCCCTTCAAGATTTCAAATTCAATATCTGCATAGTTTCCTTCTTCTTCACTCCACCCAGGCTTGTAACTGATATTTGTCTTTGGTGCCTTTATGCCGACAGCCCCGACGTTCTTTGGAGTAAGTCTTACGGACCAGTCACCGTCAACGACGTGGGTCTTTACGTTGAAATCATCACCGGATACAGCGCCAATTCCAAGCATAGTCAAAAGTTCATCGTCCGGTTCAATCACACGGGTTTTAAGGAGAAAACCACCCTCAAGCTGTTCTTTCGCTACGGTCTTTCCTCCCGTTGCCTTCGCCTCAAGAGTATCGCCGTCCGAAGGTTCCAACGTTGATGATTTGTCCTTGATTACCCCTATATCGGTAAGGCTGGATGCCATTGCATCATTTTCGCCCGTCTTTCCGATTTCAATGGTACATTCGGACCATGCCATGATTTTCTTTTTTGAAGCCATACTGTTTTATATTAAAAGGTTATTCTTTCAATTTCTAAATTAACATTTACAAAGTGCTGTTTCATATCCGGTTCCGCGAAACTGTCCGTCAACTTGTATAGACGGAAGGAGTATTCTTCGAACAGAGCATCGTTTAGGGCTTCAACAATGGTTTCGTCATGGTCTGCCAGTTCCTTTAGCCGCGTTTTGTCCTCAACCAAGTTTCCCGTGCCGTTATTTATGTCCGGTACATAGATGTTGATATGAGCGCGTATAGTCTGAATCTGTTCAGAATCGCCACCAGAAATGGCAATTACCGCATCTTCGGAGCTTGAATCAAGAGGTCTTGTCCCTTTCTTATATAAAGCTCCTTTTATGATACCTGGAAGGACATCTACAAGTGTATTGTAAATATCATCCTCAATGCTCAATGCGCTTTTCTTTCCCATTATTTGAATCCTAATCGTTTTAGTGTTCTGCGTACCAACTTTTTGGCCATTATTTCAGAAGTGTCAAGTACATTAAGTCCTTTGGCTTCCACATAGGCCGCATAGTCCATACCAGCGACAACTATCAATACAATGCCAGCCGGATTTTGAGAAATCAGTTGGTTCATTAGTTTTCTACCGGATGCCGGGCCTTTTGTAGCAGTCGGCTTGACAGCCTCAAAACCACCTTGATGCACTACTGAACCATTGTAAAGTATACAATACCCGGTTGAACTTCGCAGATTTCCAGTTTGGTCGGTATATCGACGCTTGGTCCTCGCTTCCCGGACACATTCAAGACCGACGTAATTAAGCATCTGTATCAATGCAGAAATCCTAAAGCGGATACGGCTTTCAACATAGCTTCTGAATTGATTTTCCGGTGAGTTCCTATGTATCGGCATACTTTATTCAACTGTTATTCTTACATTTCCTACGACATCAAGAAACTGTATGTCCTGCACCCGGAATTTACCAACCTTTGCACCACGAGCAGTATTCAGTATGATATATTCAGCATCGAACTCCTGCATGTCAATCAGAACAACAAATTTGGCGCGGGTGAATGTACCGCCTTCGTAGCGTCCTAAATGGTCGTTCTTATTCGTTGTGAAATTACATGGAATATGTTTGCCGGAGGTTTCTTTAACCTCTACCGGGTTGCCGTTCTTAAAACCGCCACCCGTATATTCCACTATTTGTAAAGTTCCGTTTGCTATGACCATGATTACAAATCTTCTCCTTGATAACCGTAAACACCGTGATTGCTTCCTTCCAATTTCTTGCGGATAGAACCAGCCTTCAATTTGAATCGGTTTCTTTCATCATTGGAGAAAGTATATGAGATACCCGCCTGGGATATGTTCGGAGCTTCGGAAAGAAAATCGTATATGCCAGCCTTGGCAAGCATGAAAGATTTACTTTTCCTAATTTCCGGTGTAACCAACTCGTCCGGATTCAACCCGGAATCCTCGGCCACCTCTTCAATGATGGCCGGAGGAATCGGATAGTTTGATATACTTCTTAATGAATTAGAAATAGTTCCCATAGCATACTATTTAGGCCGCATCGCCGTCATTCCAGGTCGTAGCCATAGTATTGATGAATACCAATGACTTTCTTCCGGTTAAAGCAGGCTGAACATAAGCCTCTGACATAGTAACCTCAAGCATCGGGTTTACATCGGAGTAAACCGTCATTTTATAGTATGAACCGTGAGTTTGCAATGCCCCCGTACCCTTAACCAATGGAACGGGCTTGAAGTACGTGTAGCCCAAACGCGCTTCGGCTGAAAGGGTACATACATTCTCATTCCAAGGTTTGATGGTTTCCCGGTTTCCGTCCTTCTGCTCAATCGTAGCATAAGTATCAATAACGAGAATTTGGGGAGCTTTCTTTTTGCGCATATAGCGGTTGATAGTGTCAATATCAACATCATCTATACTTTCAAGACCTACAGCTTTCATCACTACACCGGCAACACGCTTGATGGTCTTTTTCTGTGCACAGAGAAGGTCAAATGCCGACTGTTCCATGATTGCATACTGCGGCTTTCTTCCACCTTTCTTAGACACTATTTTTTGGCCTCTCATAATGTCGGCCAAACCATCGGCAGTTTCCAGGTTATCCCATTTGACTGCTGCACCAATGAAGTTTTCTTCCGGAACATTGAAATTGATTTCATCCTGCTCGGCCATATCTCCATCTATTTTAGCAGTCAAGACCTGCTTTCCGCGAGAACCGATACGCATTGCGTCAATTTCAACACGATAATCCATACCGTCACCGCAAAACTTCACATCATCATAAGTCATATCAACAAGATGCTGGGCAGTGGATGGGTCATCGCTAACGGCTGCAATGGCCTGCAAGTCGTTGTATTCGTTAATCTGAATTTCGTCTTTCTCGCGCGAAATCTCAATTTTTCCTAATGTACCGCTCCATGAACCAACCTTTTTGCGGGTTTTCTTCGGAGCTTTCGTGTTGAAGGCAACACGGTCTGCAGATACGGGAATACCCTCATCCCCTTCAATTCCTTTAAGGTCGAATTTGGGAGTATATTTCAGAGGGAAAAGCTGCGGCCATGCAAGCCCTAAACCGGGCACGTATGAATTGACTTCCAACTCCAAACCGGGTTGGTCGATGTCAAACAAAGGAGCGTTCATCTGTCCCATAGTTATACACATTTAATAGTTGGTAACATGGCTTCAATATCCTTACCGATACAAGCCGTTTCCTTTCTCACATTTGCGCCATTAATCAGACGCACTGGCTGTTCACCCTTGCCGCCGAAAATCTTGTTTCCAAGAATGTATTCGGGGGTATAAATTGGTGTAGCAGCAGAATCATGGGCCGCTTTTGCTTGATAAAGGCTTTCACCTTTCTTTATTACAACTCCCATAGTTACGGTAACTACATCTTTATCATTTGCCGATGTATCTACCTTGGTACAAGCAACCGCTTTTTTACCATAGCCCAAAACATCACCGGAAACGATACCGCTTCCTTTGGCTATGTTGATAGTGCTATCCTCGGCACCTACATCAGCAAGCAAACGGTATGACTTAATTACCGCATATTTCCCATCGGAGTTCAAGCCTACCGCAGTAGTTTCGGGAGCATCAAAACCCGGCTCGACAACAAGACCGCCGCCCGGCTTTTCAGCAAACACTTGTTCAATACGAATCGGGTCTGCCGCTTCTGCTTCGTTGTAAGAAAATCTATCTTTCATTACTACTCACTTGTTTTTGGTAGCCCAACAATGGCCGGGGCAACCGTTTCGGCCTTTCTTGCATTCACTCGCGCTTGAACGAATGGACTTGGTTTCCCGTCATTCCCTGCGCTTGCACCAGTTTTTGGCCTTCCGACAACACCATCGCTTGCAGCCTGGCTGGTTGTTGCATCTTCAATGTCAGGAGTGATTTCTTCAATCCATTCATTAAAATCCGCATCATCCTTGAACTGCATACGGTTAAAGTTCTTCAAGTAGGCCGCTTTCGTTTTTTCGGGGGCATCTTTCAATAGTGCATCCAAAGTAGCCTTCCGGGTATCGGCAACTTTTCCTGCCTTCATCGCCGACAGTTCTTCTTTCAATGCGTTGTTTGATTGAATAAGGGCTTTAGCCCAAGCCGGAACATCTTCATTACCCGTATTACCTTCTGTTTTGTCAACTTTACCGTTTCCATTTGTTCCACCATTCCCATCTTCGTTTCCTTCACTTCCGGTTTCTTCATCTGGGTTGGCGGGTTTACCGTCTTTCAGACCATATTTTTCCTCATAGCTCTTTATAGCCTTCTCCTTTGCATCAGTCACCCGGCTATCTGAATAGCTATCAATCACTTGTTGTAGAGTAAGTTCCTCGACATAAGTTTTGGCTTCCTCTTCATTCTTTACAGTCTTTACGGCTGTTGCCGCTATCCTGCTCAATACTTTTTCGTCTATCCCAGCAAACTTGGTTTTCAACGAATCCAAGATAAAACGTTTTATGCTCATATTAAATCACCTAATTAGTTTATACAAAACTAATGGATATTTGCCTTTTAGCTTATATAATAAGCTTTTATTTAGCACGATTTATTTAATTAAGAACTTAACAAGCAAAGGTAAACGAATATAAATAACATGAAAAGGTTATAAAAATATTTGACATAAATATTGCTATTTTAAAATAACTTTCTATATTCGCCATGTACTTAACAATGAGGTACTTAGAACTTAAATTCACAACAACAATGAAAAAAGGTATTCTAAACTACACGAAAACATTCATCAATCGCAACTTCCGTATGAAAGTCTACGGAGTAGATGAAAACGGGAACCGGATTAATAAGCTGGTAGGCGTTGCTGGATTAATCGCTCTTATCGGAATTGAGCTTTTGAATAAATTTATTGACCGGGCTTTGAAGGCAGGCCTTGACAAATGCGTATGTAAATTAAGACGCGGATTGCAGGTGTCATTTTATAACAAGTAATCGAATAATTATGACAAGGAATATCATCAAAGAAGTTGGTTACAAAGGCCACACAATAACAATGTTTGAAGATGACTTTCATCAAGAATTCGCTATCATAGACAATGATGAATCAAAGCTGTATATCAGTATTGCAGATGCAAAGAGAGTTATTAGAGGCGAACAACCTTATTACGAAGTAAGATAAATTCAAATAGCAGAGCGAAAGCCCTGCATAAATCAACAACGCAATGAAACAATATACAGTATATTTCACTGAGCCTGTATACCATAAATACATTGGTGACAAGTTCAACAAGGAACTAAAGAGATGGGAATACGATGTCGAGTGCGAAGATTGGAAAGACATTTTCACGTTCTACTCTCTTGCTCTGGCAAAGAAACTCATAAAAGCCAATCTTGATAAGTACAAGGGTTCTTGTATTACAAAAATTTGGGTAAACGGAGATTGGGAAAACCTTGGGGAAATAAACCTCAAAGGCTCTAACAAGACATTCGTTGCAAACACCAAACAAAAGAAAGCAAATTATTGATAGGTCACGCCCGGTCTAACCAGCCGGGCAAAACTCCACAACAACATGGAAAATCAAGTAATTTTAAGTAAAAAGAACTGCCATAGAGCAGCG